CGTGCAGACATAACCTCTTGCTTGAAAGCGTTGTCTATGCGCTTCCCAGCAACCTCAGCACTTTCACCTGTTTGATTTAGCACCGATTCTATACGTTCCGCGCCACGCTCTACATCTTCTGTGTCGGCTGCGAAAACGATGTTAATTTTGCCAGCGTCTTGATTCATCTTACGTATTCTTCTTCGTCAGAGTTTGATTTGAAATTATCGGGATTGTTCGCGTCGAGCCTTTCGTCCCACTTATCTTCCTCATCGTCATACATAGGTGTCGCGGACGTGTACATTACGCAGTTGAGATAACTCATATCCCAAAGGACGTGTTCGGGCGTTGTATTGAAGTTCTTAGCCCAGCTTATGATTACGCCCCAAAAACTGTCTCCACTTCCTTTGTCCTTTTTAGCAGATTTGCTACGGACAGGGAAGTGGTAAGCGCGAAAAAATCCGCTATCTCTGAATAAGCGAACAGATTTAGAGCCAAATCGTTTATACTCTTAGGTGACAGGTCTTCTAACATCATTTCCGCGAAATAGTCGATTTCGGCGACTTTCTCTGTTACGACGGTCTGTTTATCGGGCAAACCAAATAAACGTCGCCACAAGCTACGGGATGAGCGTGTACGGGTTATTTCGATAGTGCGCTCCTCTTTGATTCGCTTTGCTCCCAAAATGAGTGTCGCGATAATCTTTCCGATTACCGCGCTATCCTTTGCAGTTCGTATGACCTCTGTCAGAACATTGCCCTTTCCGTTTATCGGTGGCAGATCAGAACAGAGCTTAGAGACCATGATGAGCGTTGCAGATGAGGGGTGGCAGATAGGATATTCAGTTCCCCTCAGCGTTACAACGCCCATTGGCTGCTGGAGTATGGCTTCCGCAACCTTAGTCTCTATTGTCTTGGCTGTAATAATCTCTTGCTCCATATTATATAAATTCGATTAGATAGCTTGCTGGATTCGAACCAGCATTTCCACGCCCGAAAGCGTAGCGTCCTACCATTAGACGAAAGCCGTGAGAGGTTACCCATTAGGCGGGCTTTGTGTAAGTCTTCGTTACTACAGCGGAGTTGCTCATGCCGCTCTTTACCGCAATGGCCTTGATGGTCTTTGTGGCAGACAGGGAAATGGCAGAGCTGTACTGAGTGGAAGCGGTTGTAGGCTCGCTACCGTCCTGCGTGTAGTAGATTGTTGCGCCCTGTGTTGCACAGGTCAGCGTCACGCTAAGGGTGTCACCATCGTCCCAGCTGGCAGGGGAGAATGCTGGTGTTGCCACAGCACCCTGCTTCGTGAACTTGGTGTACCAGTAGTCCTGTGCGCCAAACAGAATCTCGAATTCGAGGTCGGCGTAGTTACCTTCCTCTTCGCTCCAGCCTGGCTTGTAGGAAACGTTACACTTAGGAGCTTTGATACCGCGTGCGCCTACGTTCTTAGGTGTCACCTTGACAGACCAATTGCCAGCGACGATGTGCGTCTTGACGTTGCTTTCGTGGCTGCTTTCGGACGTAGCGATACCCAGCAACACTTCGAGAGCGTTGGTAGGCTCGATAACACGGGTTTTCAGAACGAAACCGCCCTCCTGTGTCTCCTTAGCAACGGTGTGACCGCCCGTTTTCTTGGCTTCGAGGGTATCACCGTCGGAAGGCTCCAGCGTGGAGGACTTATCCTTGATGGTGCCGACGCTTGTCAGAGTAGAGGCCATAGCGTCCTGTGCCGCTGTCTGACCAATCTCAATCTCGCATTCAGACCATGCCATGATGATTGCATCCATTGTTTTAATGTTTTATTCGTTATAAATTGACCTTCTGTAACTGATACGGACGTTGATAAAATGCTGTCCGTTGTAATCTTGGCTTTTGTAGCTCTGAGGGCTTCCGTCGGTTTTGATAATGTATTCGTTGCTGTCAATGGCTGCGAGAGCGTCTATGATTTCATCTTCGAGCGTTTCCACTCTTCCGATGTCCTCACAAAGCGCACCGTTCCCGTAGAAGTCTTTGTCTGTCACATAGACGTGGAGCAGTACCACGCCATTTTGTTCCTGTCCGTCAACACCTGTAAGGAACTTCACTACAGCATCTTCCTCTTTGCTATCCATAGGTCTCATACCGTCGCGGTAGAACTTACCACCGATAACCTGTGACAGCTCGCTATCTTTCAGCATTCGGAAGATGTCGCGCTCAATGCGCTTGCTTGTTTTCGTTGCCATAGTCTCACTTTACTTCAAAACCTAACTTCGTGAGGATTTCGCGCATGAGGTTCGGAGCTTTCAGCTCTGCGGACGAGAGAACGACATAGCCTCTCGCTTCCACATATTCTGCATAATCCATACCTGCTGACACGATGAGGAACATTCCCTTTCTTCCCCACTTTTCAGCAAGGCTGTCGAGATATTCCTGTCCCTTCTTGATACCCTCATCACCATCTTTCACCTTTTGAGCCACACTCTTGCTCATAACCTTACCGTCCTTGACTATGATATAGCCGATAGAGGATGTGAGGTTTCCCGTTTGGTCTGTGTATGTGTGCTGTTCGCGAGCTTCCTTGACACACGCTTCGCCTACATACGAAAACGCAGCGAACAAATCTTCCACTTGTTCCTGTGTTTGGGCTTTGATACCTTTCATAATATCAGCCACGCTCGTTACCATCTTGCCGGGCATATCACAAAATGATTTGAATGCGGTCGAGATTGATTACTTCGGGATATCCTTGTACTTGGAACTCTCCAATCGTCACACCGTTTCGCTCCAGCTTTACCTTTTTGGTGTCTTCGGGGATAGCATTACGCTCTACCAGCACTTGATATGATGCTTGATGAAACGTGCCGTCCTCGTTAGTTCCCTTACTTGATGAAGAGAGCATTTTGATGTGACAGGGTACGGGGTCGCTCCACAACGATGAGGGGGTGCTCACTACAGGAACACCGTCCTCATCGAACTGCGGGGCGGTCGCAGAAGAGGTGGGATAGTACAAGATGCCGTTCGTTCTCATACACTTACCATAGGTCTGAGCCGTTCTCTACCGTGACAACCATGTCACCTAAGAACTCAGAAGCATCGAGACCTGCACGGTTGCACCAAAACAAGATGTTCTGTTCCAGCCGCTCTTTGTCAATGCTCGCGCTGATTCCGTTCTCGCTACGTGAGGTCTCTACCCAGCCCTTGACGATGAGAATTGCACATTCCACTATCTTAGGGTCGTTAGGCGTAGCTGTTCCCTCAGCATTGAGACCAGCGTCAGAAAGCGTAGCGTTCAGCACATCTGTGTCAACGTAACATGTATTGCAGATGAGCTTACATTTCGCTCTGACAGCTTCCGAATTCGTTAGGCTACCCATAGTTTAGTACACGGTTTTGAGAGTGAAGATGCCGTTGCCCTCAGTGATTGCTGGAAGAGCAATAGCTTCGGCTTTGGTGAACTCGCCATAGTTGGCACCCTTAGTCTCACCGACGTTCCACTGAGAAACACGGATACGACCATACATAGAGTAAGCGACATCGCTCTCGGGCTTCAGCTCGCTATCCGCATAAGCGTTGGGTACTGTACCCAGTTTTCCCTTCGGAATGAATACGATGTTGTTCGCATTCCACGGAGTGATTGTCGAGAGAGACCCATCAGTGTTACGGACACTACACTGTCTCTTGATCTTCTTGATGATGGGGTAGTCGTTCTGCTCAAGATATTGGTTAATCTGAGCCAGCTGGAGGATAGAGGACGACTTGTCGGTACCGAAAATCATCTTCTTCAACTTCGAGCTACGACACATATAGGACACCTTGCTCGGTGCCATGAGGATAGCACCAAGCTGCACCTTGTCCTCTGCCTTTTCGAGCATTTCCTGTATGTCTTCCATACAGTCAACGGTGTCGATGTTGGCATCAGTCCACTGCGTGGTTGCCTGTGCGCTATTGTGTGTAGTGTCAAACTTGAAGTCGATGTTACCGCGAACACCACCTTCGGGATTGTTCGTGCTGTCGAAAGTGAACACGCCCTCATTAGAGAGAGCACTGAGGAAGATGATATCCATCTTTGCCTCTACAGCATTCACAACGTCGCGAACCTCACCCCACATGAGTTCAACAAGCTGTTTGCGCTTTGCCTCTTCGGGGATAGTCTTGCTGTCGAGCAGCTGGAGGATTTTGCGGTAGTCCTTGACGCTGAGAGGACGGGTCTGAGAGTGTTTCAGAACGGTGTTCTTGAACGTCTCCAGTCCGTTCGGGTCAACGATAGGCTCCTTAGCGTCCAAACCGATTGTTGCGGCAGCAATAGTGAGGTTGTACTTTCCGATGATGCTCTCAAAGTCGAGACCAATGCTCGGAGTTTCCCAATCGAGATAATCGCGGTAGATAACCTTGTCGAAAACCTCCTTATTCAGACGCGAGATAGCGTCAAAACGTACCTGTACGTTTTTGGTAAGCTCACCGAACAGGGAGCTGAAAAGAATAGGCTTTGCCATAGTTCTCTACTGTTTATTGATTGATGTACATAATTCGCGGATTGGTCGCGAGAGCCAAGCCGCCATTGATGAGCCACCCTTCGGGGAAAGGTGCTGCGATGCTCTTCAAGATAACAGCGTCATAGGCTGCGTCGAGCGTGTAAAGGCCGTTCTCCTTGATTTCACAGTCAGCACCAAGTACGGTGTTGGCTTTGTACAGATCTTCGGCATTTTTCAGCACAACGTAGTCGTTAGCTGCGAGAGTCTTTGTACCATTGTAAGGGGTAACGCTTGCGAGGTTGATTTGACCGTCTGTTGCGCCAGATGCTACGACCTTCAGAGCACCTTCTGTAGTGCTCTCGGCATCGTAATACCCATAGTCGGTGCTCTCTTGGATGAAAGCGCCTTCCGTAGCACCACTGAGGGAACCACTGAGGGTAAGGACATCGTAAGCAGCATTAGAATGGTCAACAGAGCTTACGGTCTTGTTAGCCGTACCAACGCCTACGATGGCGACAGTCTCACCGCCCACGAAGTTGTGACCCTTGGCCACACGGGGCTTAGTGGTAGTGCCACCAGCGAGAACCTTGGCGACCTTGACCACGGCTGCGCTCATATTGGAGAAGTCCACATAGAGCGGAGAAGCCTTTCGGATGACGGTGCCGTTAGGGAACTCCTGTTTGAAAGAGAAACCGCCAGGCAGCATCTTCACTTCCTTGCGCCAAAACGGTTCTTTGGCAGCTGGAATGGAAGCCTTAGTGAATTCGATTGCCATTGTTGCTTCGATTTTGATTGTTTGACATAGGCACGCTTTGGCTACTTAGCGTCGGGCAGGTTCTTTGCCCATGCGTCAGCATCGTCTTTCATTGCCTGTTCAGACGTAGATAGAATGCTCGCATTGTCTTGGTCGGGCAGGCTCTCCGTAACAGATACCTGTTTGATGGAAGCGAGAGCCTTGTTTACGGCTTCATCATCGCCCTCTTCGTACGCTTCGTGAAGCGCGATTTGGGCTTCCATCATCTTCTCAGACACGCCAGCCTTCTTCGCCAGCTCTGCGATGTGGCTTCTACGCTCACCTTTTGCTTTCTCGGCTTTGAGAGATTCGTTCTCTTCTTGAAGCTTCGCGATGGTAGCATCGTTCGCTTTCTTGAAAGCCTTGAACCACTTTGGAACGTCTTTCAGCTCATCATCGTTCTCCTCATCCTCTTCGTCCTCTTCCTCACCCTCTTTCTTAGATGGTTTGGTCTTGGGCTTGGGATTCGTCTTTTGCGACTTCCTTGTGATTTCGCCTTGCATAGCTTTAGCGTAAGGCACAACTGAATCCGCTTTCTTCTCGATGTCCTCATCTGAGGATTCTTCTGTCAGACCCTCGGAAGCGAGCTTTGCCAGCTCCTCGATTGCCTTGTCTGTCAATCCAAAGTCTTTACATTTGTCTTGCAGAACTTTGAGTAATTTCTTATTCATAACTTAG